CCATTTTTAATGAGCTCATGAGACGTCTGGATCACTGCCTTGAAGGCATGAAGGGTCCTTTTAGGTTCCACACATCATATAGGAAAACGCCAGATCAGTATGTTCCTTTCGTCGAGAGCAATGGGGATGAAAACGAGTTTTGGATTGAAGCTGACTTTTCCTCCAACGACAAGTTTCAATGCAGTGACGTTCAACTTCTTGAGGTTAGTTTGATGCGTGCCATGGGCTGTCCTGAATGGTTTGTTCGCCTTCATTTGAAGAGCAATTCCTTTCAGGTCAGAAACAGCCGCCATGGCATCAAAGCTGACCTCAAGTAACAGTTGCCAACAGGTGCCACCGACACTACGTATCGTAATTGTTGGTGGAACTTGATAATATGTTACTGTGCTTTGATTGAAGTTGGAGCAAAGACAGCTGATGTCCTTGTTCTAGGTGACGACATGATTGCCAGAGTTACAGGCAAGTGTAGGTATGTTGCAAAAATTTACGAATCCATTGCGGCTGAGGCTAATATGGAAGCGAAAGTTAAGCGACATGCCGCGTTGTGGACAGCTACTTTTTTGAGTAGGTTTTTTGTTCCGCATTCCGACAGTAAGCACCTCACGGTCCCCATTTTGGGTAAAGCTTTAGGAAGGTTTAACATGAGAGCCAACGCCAATCAAGCTGTTAGCAACGAGCTGTACATGGCATGCAAGTCGGTGGGTTACGCCTATGAATTTCGTTACGTCCCGGTTTTGCGTGACGTCTTTCTGGAGAGGTTCAAGTTTGAGTGGGCAGCCACTCAAGACAAGAAACGCAGCGCGATGCTTGAGGCACAAGTCTCTTGGAACGCTAAGCAGGTTGGAGTCACGTTAAAGAATATCACTCAGAAGATTCGTGTAGACGAAGTTTTGAGTGAGTATGACTTCAATGCTTTTTGTTTCGAGCGTTACGAGTTGTCTTGCACCGACGTTGTCGACCTTTTCAGGCAAGTTGTCATTAGCAATGAGATGATTGACATTGAGGGGATTGTGGGTTTGAAGCTTGCACAGGACTTTTTGTAAGCTGTGCCGGTTGTCTTTGTTACCTGGGTGGGTAAGATGGCAATCGGTTCAAGGACCGTAATCCAACAGTGTCGTCATG